CCCTGCCACAAGGTACTTCGTTGTCTTGCCGTCAGCTTCCTTGGCGTTCAAGTCAAACATGGAAGCATCCTGGAATTGAAGCACACTACCAGCGACAACCGCCGTGACCCTGCCATTGAATGTAGGCTTTATGTCGTCAAAGACCTTGCGAGCTTCATGCACGCCATAGCGTGCCACGGCGTCTGCCTGCTCAATGAATGACTGCGCCTTGCTCTTGCCAGGGAGACACAGGCGTTGCGCTCTGTACTTGTTCGTGATGTTGTCGCTTGACCCATACACCTTTAAGCGGGTGACGATATTTGAGCTGTCCACATTCTGCCGGTCAAGGGCATACAGCCCCCCACCCTTGCCAAACTCAAAGGTAAATGGGTGCGTCACACCTACCCTCTTGGCAAAGTCAATGGTGTACACTCCTGCACTCTCCGTGATGGTCGCTTCCACGTCAAAGGTCTTGCACAGATTTTGATACACGGCAAGACAATTATCACCATCGCCAAAAGTAAGCGTCTTGTCCGCAATGGTCGCTGGACAAGTGCCAAGCCTCCATTTGCCAGGGAACACGCGGTTGGCATTGGAAACAAGCACGGTGGCAAAGCGTCTCAAATCCCCCGTGAGGGCATCCCCCTGGACATCCTGCAAGGTGTTGCCGGTCGTCTCAATGGTCACGTCGTAGAATGCACGCAAAAGGTCGTACTGCACCCCCTCAAAGGTCAGGTCATAGGCGTATTTATGCGCGCCCGTGCGTCTGACCCTTGGCAGCTGATTTAGGCGGTAGGTGCGCCCAAACACGCTGATGCTATCCCCTATTGCGTAACTCTGTGGGTATGGGCTTTCCACCGTGATATTTACGACATCATCACCAAGCAATCCCCATGATTGGGTAGCCTGCTTGATTCCGGTAGCATATTTCTTGACGGCAAGCGGGTATGTCGTGCCGTCCTTTCGTGTGACTATAATTTGTTCCATACAACAATGGCGTTGGTGGTGAATGCTTCAATCTCGTCAATGCAACCTGTTACGACTGGGAAATACTCGCCATCCTCCTTGTAGGTGTGTGAGATTGTCACATTCTTCCCTGAAATGTCCTCTTGGACTTCTCCGTCACCCCAAAAGACGTTTACAAGCTTGCTACTCGTCAGGGTGATGGTGCATGTCTTCGCAGCATCTGACACCCGAACGTGGCGCAATACGCGCTTGACGGGCTGTGGCTCGGTCAGCTTTAATTTGAATGTGCCGACCATCAAGGCATCATTCCAGCGCTTTGATACGCTGATTTCGTCCTTGCAATACACCTCGTAGATTAGGGGCTTGGTCGGGTGGACATCGATGACAAGGCGGTGCAATCCTCGCTTGTCAAACTGCTGCTCAAAGCGCGCCATTTGGTTAATGAACTCCATCTTGTTGCTCGCCTTGATGAAGCAAGACAACGTGATTTCCCGCGCTTCGTAGTACTTGTGATTGAGGTCTACATCCTCACCGTGGTAATTGTCCCAAGAGATACTTGCAAGGGTCTTTAACTTGGGGCGATTCAAGACGCCATCGGAATCTGAAACAAACACACCAAACTCTCTGAAATCAACGCCATCAAGGGTGTATGCCTGACGCTTATCTTCTCCTGCCATCTCTTTAAGCTCTTCTTTAGTTAATGCTGTGTCGTAAATTTTCAAGTCGTCGATAAGGCACACGCCATAGTCGCTGCCGTAGAGGTCTTGATTAAGGACAAGTCCGAGGAGGTTGTCCGTCTTCGTCTCTTCGGCGACCAACCGCCCGTCTTGGTAGAAGCTAAATGAACTGCCATTGCGAACAAGAGCAATGTTCGTCCATCTTCCCGCACCAGCGCTGATTGGCACTTCCAGGCGGTTATCCTCCCCTCCGCTGAAGTTCAGATACCACGTAAAGCCCGTGCCATCGACAAGCGAGTGTACATAAAGGTCTATCGTGAAATCTCCATTGAGGTTGTCAAAGATCTGCTTTGTCACCTCCCCGTAGCCGTCCCCCGTGAACTCCACGGCGTTGCCGTTGCGACCGGCCGAAAATGAAGCGTTGTGAAGCTGTATATCTGCGCGCTTGACGCTGTAATCATAGGCAACTGACGCACCTCTGCTCTCGTCAAACGGCACGTTCAAAATGATGTTCTGTTCACCTGCTCCCATACTATCAATATGTCTTTGTTCCCTTTTCAACCACCTTGATGACGCTTTCGCCTTGCTGGTCGGTGGTCAGCCGACCGCCATACCTGTTGATATGCACCTTGGCGCTCTCTGTCGTGTGTACAGACACCTCCGAGTTGTCAAATATGTCAATCTCCACAAAGGCGTTCCCGCTTGCACTGATGACCAGTACAGAATCGTGCTTTGCAAAGACTTCACACACGCCATAACCACCAACAACAACGCTCCCAACGGTGCGTCCAAGTGCCACACACCTGCGTGGATTGCTAAGCATTATCTCATCATCAAGATAGATGCCCATCTTCTCCATTGACCCCTTGAAATGCTCCCTGATGTAGTCATTGCTTGGGTAGTCGTTGGACAAGCAGAAGTCAATACCCTTGATGTACATGTCTATCATCGCGTCTTTGTCCGTGAGAAGCTTCAACTGCCCGTACCACTCCTCACAGATGCCCGACTTTTTCGCTTGTCGTGCAAGCTCTTTCGCTATTGCATTCATATCGCTTTGTTTATGCTAATCCCTGGGCGCGTAATGGGTCTGCACCGCCATTCATTGCTCTCAGCTCCTTGTGGATTTCAACCAACATGCGGTTGTAAGATGTATTCTGCACAATGGCATTTAGGGCTGTGAGCTGCTGGCGCAAGATTGCTGACGCTTCCACCTGGTTGATTCTCATTGCGTTCATCTGACCTGCGACAATGCTCGCCGTCTCTTCGGTGACGCCCTTGACCGCACCGGTCAGTGATGTGTCAGTCTCCGCCGCCGTGATGTTGAGCTTGTTTTTGAGCGCGCCAATGGCTTGCTCAAGCTGCGGGTAAAGCCCCGTCAGCTCGCTTGACAAGCTGCTCACATCGCTCACAACGGCATCAAAGCCCACAAAAGCTCCGTCCTTGCCGACCCACTTAGATGTGTACTTGCTGATAACCTTGTCAATAGGCTCTTGTAATACCTTTTGGATTAGCAGATTCTTGACAACGTTGTTCACAATGCCCTTGACGGTGTCACCCCAAGCAGCGGCGGCATCCTTGCCACTCTCAAAAGCACCAACAATGGCATCACCAAGCTGCGATGCAACGCTCTTGACATCGGTGTCAAGCAAGCTCTTGTTCATGCCCTCAATGGTGTCAGCTATCGTTCTGTCAATCTCCTTTATCTGCTCCTTCCACTCATTGATTTTGCCGTTGTCTTTCTTCTTCTTGCGACCCTCAGCGGCAATCATCCCTTGAAGCTCCCTTTGCTGTTGCTTCATGTTGTCAATCGCCGCCTGCTGGTGCTTGTACTTGCTGCCTGATAGTGCCTTGGATATTTGCCACTCCAGCTCCTTGTAGGTAGAAGTTAGATGACTGATATTCTCCTGGTGTCGCTTGATAGAGCGCTCTGCACGGCGGTCGTTTGCACCCGTGAAATACTTGACAACAGAGCTGACCGCCTTGATTGCACCACTCACGACCTGCACGGGATTGCCTGAAACAATGCCCATAACTGCATTTTGCGCTCCCTCTGCAAGCCCCTCCAGCGCCTGGATGACGTGACCCACCTCTTCCGTACCCTTGACGCCCAAGTCCTCCAGGGTGCTTGTAACATCAGAGATAATGCCCTTTAGCTGCTGACCTGACTTCGCTGCGCTGTCAAACATTGCAGACAACGCCGCGGTAGCTTCGCCGTCTGTGGCTGCCTTTTTGAGGTCTCCAAAGGACTTGGCAAGCGCTTTGAAGGGGTTGCGCTCTCGTATCTCATCCTTTAGCTCCTTGACCTTGTCTTGGATAGCCTTGAAGTCCGCTGGGGATAGCTCCACACCAAGGATAGCGGTCTTCCCCTCAATAGACGCAAGCAGGCGTTCCAGCTCCTTAGTGCCTACTTCGTCAAGGTCGCCAAATACTTTCTCCCAATCGGGGGATAGCTTCATTTCGTCAATGGCAAGTCTTGACAACGCTTCGTTTTGCGCCTTGTTGAGACGCTCGACAAGCTCCATATTGCCATGCTCCAAGGCACGCTCGCGCTTCTCACTGAACTCCTCAATGATGGCGTCTTTCTTCTCCTCAAAAGTGCGGTAGGTCTGCAACAGCTGGTCAAAGTCGCTGTCCCCTGATGTCTTGCTGTCCTTGGCGTACTGCTTCGCGCGATTTGCAATGGCGGCATCAATCTTCTTGCGCTCTTCATCAGTGGTTGCCTTAGCCCTCGCACGCTCCAAGAGAGCGAGGTCGTTGTTGTACTCCAAGTCAAGCTGTATCTTCTTGTCAAGATATGAAGCATAGTCTTCAAGCAGCTTTTTCGTCTCCTCCTGTTGCTTCTGCACGGCGTTCACCTCAGCATCGTCAAGCGTCTTCTTCTTGTCGCTACCAAGCTCGCTGTCATCGTCCGCCAGCTCCTTGCGCTTCTGCGCAATGATGTTGAGCATCTCCAAGGTGGTCTTGGCGTTGCCGAGCTGCTTTGAAAGCTCTTCATTGAAAGCTTCCAGCACCGTCTTCTTCGTCTCCTCAGCAAGGCGGTCATTAATCGCGCTCAAGTTCTTGTTTTGTTCCTTGGTGCGCTTGTCAGCATCAATGGAAAGTATCTCATCGCGTTGCTTTTTGAGGTAATCGATATAGGTAGCCCCCTGTGCAAGTAGCCCCTTGAACTCCGCTGACGCGGACTTTATAAGCACGTCATCTCCTGAATTGAGCCACTTCTTGTATCGCTCATACTCCTCCTTTCGCTTCTCCAGCTTCTCAACAAAGGGGTCTTTCTCCTTCTTTGAAGAGCCGGCGTGCTTTCTTGCAGGCTTCTCTATCTGCTTTTGCAGCGCCTCAATCTCCTTGTTGGCTTTCTTCCACTCCGTGGTGTTGGGCTTCAAGTGCTTCAAGGCTTCCTGCTTATCCGCAATCGCCTTTTCAATAGCGCCAATCGTGCCTTGTGCGTATGTGCCGGCGCTCTTGATACCCGCCTTTTTGAGCTTGTTGTACTCGTTTGCTTCCTCTTCGGCGGCACGTTTGAAATCCTCGCGTATTTCCTTTTGCAGCGCTTCAATCTCCTTGCGCTTCTTCTCCTTGATGGTATTGTTTAGCGTGGATGTCGTGTAACCTCCCATCGCGCTACCACCGGTCATTGCAACGGTAACTCTGTCGGGCATCTTCTCCCCCTCCGCCTGCAACTCCATCTGCTTCTTTATCTTCTCCGAGGCGTTTTGAGCAAGCACCATAGCCTTTGCCTTGGCGATTTGTGCCGAAATGAAAGCATCCTTGTTGTCTATAAGTAGATTTTCAGCATCGCGAACGTTGTTTACAGCCACACCAAGGTCGTCAAATGCCTTTCGGTTGTCCTTGATAAACTGCTCCTTCTCCTTGATGTTGTTGCCAAGCGCGGTGTACTTCGCGGAAAGCTCCTCAAGCTTGCCGATGGGCTTGTAAGCCCCTTCAATCATCGCCTTGGTGAACTCTTCCTGCGCCTTGCGTGCCTCACGCGCCTTGCTTGCAAAGTGCGTAGAGATAGCCACAATCGCCGATAAGCCTGCCAAGAGCCAGCCAAACACAGGGATTGACTTAATAGCAAGCCCAACAGCCCTGAATGCCCCTGCAAGAGTGAGGTTTGCAACCGTCCCCGTTGCGGCTGCCGTGGTCTGCGCGCTCTGCGCAACGGCATTAGCACCTTGCGCAACCGTTCCTTGCACCGTTGCGGCGGTCTGTGCCTGACGCGCTGCCGTATTGGCTAAAAAAGGGGGGGGGTGTTGGCCCCATCGCCCGCCGGGG